GCTAAGCCAGCACTGATAGCCTCTTGTAAATAAGTATCGTAATTGTTTGGATCAGTATCTAAACCAATATAAACTAAATAAACTGTTCCTTCGTTTGTTTTTAATTTTCTTCCTTCAACAACATAATCAATTGAACTCTCAATACTATCTGTTGATCCTGTGTGAATTTTTAATACACGAAGGCAATCACTTGGTAGAGTGTATTGATATGAATACTCTGTCACTGGAGCTGAACTATCTTGAGCTAATTGAACTCTTTTAGTTAAACAGTTCCAAGCGTGTGATCTAAATATTCTATTTCTTATTGGTTCATATCTTTGATTACAAAGTCTCGCATTTTTACTATCGTCTGTTAATGCAGAGATTGTTGATGCTCCTAATAAGTTTAATGCTGAATTACAAATATCTACTACTGATGCCATTATGTTGTTGCTCCAATTTCTTTACATTCAAATTTAACTACAATCTTATTTTCATTAATGTAGTCTTTCTCAAATTCTTCAAACTCTTTTAAATTTCTAAATGTCTTTTGTGCAATTGCATAACCTGCATTGACACAATCATAGTGACTGGTGAATTGATAACCTGATACTGAACTATTAGGACACTGACCAGTTGATAAGCTACACATATATAAAATTAAAAGATATTTCATTTTTATTGCTAGGTAGGCGGATGTGCCGTTAGCCTCTTTCCGCCTAGCCTAATTACAGATTACTCAACCGAGTACATCACAACACATTTGATAGTGCCTGAGATTGCAGCACTTCCAGTTGTTAATATGATGTCAGTTTCAGCAGTTTGCTCATATCCAACGCCGTCGATAGCGCCTTCTTGAGACATAGACATTTGACCTGCTGATGAAACAGATGTTGCAGCAATGTATCTTGCAGCATTTGCACTGTCACCAACTGATATAGTTGCAGATCCTAAAGCGTCAAAATGAACGATGATGTCGTACACTTTTGCACCTTTTGGTAATCTTGCAACAGATATGTCTGAACCGCTTGCTAGAGAAGATGCCTCATAGCTATCGTACTGAACTCTTATATTACCGTGCCATTCTGAACTGTCTGCTTTAACAACAGGAGTTGCAGTAATGTTAGTAAAATTTACGCCTTTTACGCTCGCCATAATTTACCTCCTTACGCCTCGTGCGCTTGGACTTTGACAACTTTGTCTTCTTCCATACGCGCTGCGCCGATTGACATACAAACATACACTTGAGTTGCATAACCTTTGTCTGATCTTTCATCAATTCTAGTCATTAGGTCTTGACCAATTCCTAGTTTGATACCGTCAGATGCAAACGCGATACAATCTCTTTTAGATGATCCGATGTTCAATCTTGTTGATGTTATAAAGTTAAATCCAAGAAAAGTATTAACCTCACCATTAGCCAATGCTTTAACTGAGTTAAAGTCTGAGCTAGTGACTTGAGTTGTTCCTAACAAATCAGAAATTTGTTTTGGACCAACGATTATGTATCTTGGAATTGATGGATCAACTGAATTGCTATCTAAAATTTCTTTAGCCTCTCTTAGTTTGTCAATTGTCATTCCAGTAGTACCACTCTCAGTGATTATCTGAGTTGATGGTAAAGCAACTGTTGTACTTCCAGTTTCACCTGAGAAAGCATTTCCAGTAGCTGCTGAAATTATCTCGTCATCCATCGCACGACCAAGCGCGAAAGCTGCGGCTTGAGCGTAGCTGCTAGTAGGATCAATGAGCATTCTCACCTTATCTTGGTTATCTATAAGGTCTGCATATTCATAATCCACTAAGCTTAGTCTTCTTCTCTGATGAGGTGTATCGATCTGAGGAGTTGACGCGTGTCGAGAAACTCTCTTCACTGCAGTTGCAGATCCAACTTGATCTACAAACATATTTTTTCCAACAACTGTCTCAATATCAACCGCATTTCTTAGAAGACTACCTTTTTGCTGCGAGAGCATTTGCACGTTGTTCGAATATTGTTGAACAAATGCAGTAGTGATTTGTGAACTCATAATAAGTTCCTCCTTTTATTGATTGATTTGATCGATTTGATTGTCTGCTTACGCAGTTCTCGTCTTTGCGTTTTAAGTCTGCAATTAGACTTTTTTCTTAAAAGGCTCTTTACGAGTTGTCTTTTTTGAAATCTGTTTAACCCAATTAAAATATTTTTCTGCTATAGGAAGTGGATCTTTTTTTTCGTATTCAGTTCCAAATTCTGTAGCAAGTCTGATACATTCTAATCGGATTTCAACATCGGATATTTCACCTTGAGGTTCAAACTTACCATCAACCATTTAACTGCTCTCTTAGTTTGAAAACTTGATCGACAGTCTTTTTATGGTTTGGATGAGATTTGTTCCAGTATGGTGAACCTTCCTCAGTTAATTCGCTAATTTCTTTTTCAAGTTCATTAGCAGTCATATAACCTAAGCCATCACCTTTGATGATTTCATCTTCAGATAATTTATCTGCTAACATTGAAAAAGCTTTTATAACCTCAGGATTATCACCTAGTCTTGAACCATCTTTTAGTATCGTGTCGTTTAATAACTCTTTACCAAAAGTTTCAGTTGCAAGTTTTCTAGCTTGATCGATCCTCTTGTTATAATTAGCTCCAAATTCTTTTTTTAATTCAGCCTCAACTTGATTTTGTCTTTGCTCAGCAGCTTGCATTTTAGCTTGCTCAGCATCGGTACCCATTTCGTTGTAAAACTTACTTAATCGCTCTGCTTGTTGTGGTAATAAACCTAGTCTATGCGCAGTTTCATTAAAATTTTTTAGCGCAGTCTGGTCGATTTCATCTTCACCAAAAGAATATTTATAATCCTCAGGTTTAGCAGGCGCTCCAAGTTTCTGAAATACTTGTTGCCAATCATCCTCAGTAGCCATTTTATTTGGTACTGCAATTTTATTAGCACCAACTAATCGTTGAGCTGATAGATAAGACTTTACGAAATCTTCCATTGAATTAAAATTTTGTAAAGCTTTCTCTTCTTTATAATCCGCAGGAATTAAATCTTTAAAAGATGTTTCCGTTGGTTGTTCAGTCTCTGTTAAGACTGTTTCTTTGACCTCAGGTGTTGCAGGTTGAGCAACATCTGTTGGTTGCTCAGATTGCACCTCAGGCGCAGTTGTCTGATCTTGCATAATTATACTCCGTAAATTATTTTTGATTTAAAATGTTTTCTATAAAGACAACTAAAGATCGTTGACCTTCGTAAAAAGCGCTCTCGTGACTGTCGCCTTTAACGTGCGTTGTATTATAAAAATGGGATCTTTTTTTAAGATCATCTAAAATTCTTTTTCCTTCATCAGAGCCAAAAGTTATTTTGTAATCTTTGACTAATTGAATAAATTTTTTATTGTCCTGTTCCATTATCTAAAGCTTTGACCATTGGTGCAGCATCTTTTGCTACTTGAGCTTGCTGCATCGCTTGCATCATTTCTTGTTGTTGAGCTTGAGCTGCTGCTCTTTGTTCTCTTAACTCATTAACTTGACTATCTGATTTAATAATTTTTGCAGGTAATCCTAAAATATTAATTATTTCTTTTACTAATCCGTTTTCATCTAAGTAATCGTGTACTGGTGCTAGTTGACCAATAGATCCAAATAATTCTAATCCTCTCATTAAACTTTGTAGTTCTTGAGATTTCTGAGCTAACGCCATCGGTGATACATATTCAATTTGTATTTCTTGATTAGCAAGGATGTCAGGTGCTTGTAAAAATAATTTTTGTCTAAGCATAATATTAAATACTCTTAATATCATTGGCTCTAATAATTCTGATTGTAATCTACCAAGTACAGGTCCTAGTATTCTCATCTTCTCTTCATTTCTTTGAAGGACCTCTGTTGCAGTCATATTTCTATTTGATGCTACAACTAACTGATCGATATGAAACATTTTAGCAATTGCATCACGTCTTTGGTTTTCGTGATTTAAAGTTGCAGAAATGTTTTGACCAATTTGTAGTGGCTCAATTTTATCACGACTACCGCTACGATAATAATTTAGTGAACCTGCACTCATTCTTATTGGTGCAAGCATTCCATCATCAGGTACTAATAAAGGTGGATCAACTTGTTTAGCTGCAGCTTTTAAAGATGTCTCAACCATTTTGTTAAGAACTTTAACATCAGGTAAAGCATTCATCGCAGGTGAACGTCCGTAAATTTCTGTAGATGCTTTTAAGTATCTAGGAATAACATACGGCATTTCTCTAAATCCACCGATAGAGATAATATGACCTGAGCTATTTTCAAAATACACCGATTGATACGGCATATTCTTTTTATCTAATTTATTCTGATTATAAATAGTTCTAGGTCTAACAACGTGAACTAATTCTATTTCTTCAAACGGTTCTTTTTTAAATGTTGTTTGTATTTCTTTTGAAACATTATCAAAGCCAAACTTTTCAATAACTGCGTGCGCAGGCATTTTGAAACGTCTGTAAATAGTATCAACAATTCCTTTAGCGTTTTCTTGAATATATAACTCTTTTATATGTCTAGCAGAAAAGTTAAGAATATCTGTGTCGTCTTG